TGGCATGTCTGATGAAGAATACGATACGATCTATAAAGAAATTGAAGGCAAACTAGAACAATGTGAATTAGACATAGTAAACCTAAGAAACCAAATCAATAGAGAACTTCTCACAAGAAGACGTCTATATGCATTAACCAACTTCATAGAATCAAACTATGAGGATAAACGCATTATTAAAAGTTTCTTTGGAATGATTCTTGTTGATGGTAAAAATCATCTTAGATATGTTATTGATGATACATTTTCAATTATTGATGACTTACATGAACGAATTGATATACTCAACGAGTATAAACCATTCTTAAAAGGAAAATATTACGATGAAAAAACAAAAGATATTGTCACCTACGAGGTAATTACATATGAGGGAAATTAAAGTTATTGAAACTAATCAAAATGCACATAAACATATTATTAAACGTGTTGCTGCTTATGCACGTGTATCAACAAAACAAGAATTACAAGAGTCATCTTTGGATCTTCAAGTGAGACATTATGCAAAAGAAATAATATTTAATCCTGATTACATTTTTGCAGGTATTTATTATGACCACGGAAAAAGCGGTACATCGATGGTTAAACGAGATGGTTTACAAGCACTATTAAAAAAAGCCTATGCAGGCCATGTTGATCTCATATTAGTTAAATCTTTATCAAGGTTTGCAAGAAATACAATTGATGCACTAAATGTTATTAGAGAAACAAGGAAACTAGGTGTTGAGTTCTTCTTTGAAAAAGAAAACCTATCTTCACTAGATACGACCATTGATATGATTCTTACCATGATGGCAGGACTTGCTGAAGCTGAGTCTCAACAAATTTCGTCAAATATTCGCTGGGGACATAGAAGTCGTGCAAGAAATGGTAAAGTTCCTATACATCCAACATTCGGATATGATATCAATGAAGACAAAAAATATGTTATTAATGAAACAAATGCATCGGCCGTCAGAAAAATATATCAAAAGTTTCTTGAAGGTAAAAGCCTTAACGATATACTTATCTATTTAATAGAAAAAGGCTATAGAACAGCTAAGGACAGGAAATTTTCTGATTATCAACAAGTTAGAAATATTTTAACCAATGAAATTTATATAGGTAGAATAACTTATGGTAAAACTTTTATCAAACTCGATGGACTTGAAAAAAAGAGTGTTATCAATAATGGAGAGCAACCTAAATACATTATCAATAACCACCATGAAGCAATTATTGACAAAGAAACATATGATCAAGTTCAATCAATCTTTGAAGAGAGAAAAGCCAAAAGAAAAAAAGTAGAAAAAACCGATATAAATAATTACGAAAAATTTGCTTATTCAACCCGCCATGAAACATTTCTAAAACGAAAGCGTTTAGGTGTCATCGATGAAGAAGGTGCTGAACCTACACCATATTTTCGTAAATCGAGTGTATCGAAGTTTTATGTCAAACACACATCAAAGGTCCTCATTCGTTCACTAAACGTACTGTCGCGGAAATTTGGCCGTTTGGAAGCATTATATGATGCTCAGGTTAATGATATCCTCTCTAAAGATAAATTAACAAAAAAACTAACTGAACAAGAAAAAATAGTTGAAGACTACATGCGACAATACTATAGGTTGCAACGCAAAACCATAAAAGATAAAAAAGACCGAATGATGCTTTTCGAATTAGAAACATTAATCATTCAAGAAAGTATGATTTATAATGCCATAGAAGATGAGTATAACACGATTGAAGAACGTTTAAATCATGCTTTAGATCTTAAGAAACACTTCAAGGAATTAAAATATCCAACCGAAGATCTAACACCAGAAAATGTAAATAACATCTTTGATGGTTTCCTTATTGATGGTCAAGATATATACATTGCATTCATCAATATATCCAATAAGGAACTGACTCCAGAGATAATGAAAAAGGCAGCTTTTAATCAACCACTGCATTCTGGTGCTTACAAAACAAAAGGTAGAATTGATACCGAAATAAAATGGAGTATAGTTCTTACGTAACTCGAAAAATTATGAGTAAAAAATAAACAAAAAAATACGATAATTTAAGTAAAAAGGTAGTAAATGGACTACCTTTTGCTTAATATTTGGCTCTAAATAAATAAGCATTTTCATAACGTTTCATAGCCATGACTACACAATCGACAGTCTAAAGTAAAGGGTCAGGGTGCCGAATCATAAACCACCCCAAAAGTCAAGTAAAAAATGACTTTTTTTCTCTTTATTAAGACGTTTAGTCACTATGATTTTCATAACAAAATACATTGGTTTCATAACAACAACATAACAAAATACAGTTCTCAAAATCACATTGATCATGCATGTTTTTGTAAATCACCGGTGTTCAATGTGTCAAGACGGTATATCATTTTACGTTTTCAGTATAAAGGGTATTTTATAAAATCTTATATTTTGGTATCATATTATGACAAGGAGTGATAAGTATGAATATAACATCTGAAGTGAAAGAAATAATCCAACAGCTACCAAAGAATCAGCTGTTTAATTCAAGAGAAATTTACGAAAGATATTTTATCGATTTTTTTATGGAATCGACTTATTCTAAAATTATAAATCGCATGCAGAAAGATGAATCAATTATCATGTTTCAAAAAGGTATCTTTTATCTCCCTAAATATCGAAATGGAAAGCGCATTAACATTAGACAATATCAAATCAAATCATTTATCTTCTCTAACAACAATGATGGCGTACTAGTAGGTGATGGATTATATTATCGGTTAAAATTATCTAAGGTTATTGCAAAAGAGTATCTTTATTATACAAATCAAATAGATGAGCAATCAAAAAAGATTGGTAATGCAAGGTTTAACTTCTTGCCATTAGATTTTGATCCCACTACATCTTCTATTATTCAGCTCATGGATGTTCTTTGTGGTTTTCATAAAATAACAAACATTGATTTAAACCAGTTTCATCAATTTTTAGATTCATCTGTAAAACTGTATGATGACATAGCATTTTATGAGATCCATAAAATTATGAAATATCCAAAACACGTGATTGCATTCTTAAAAACTATACTAGATGATTTGGGTATTGATAATGTTCTTGAGAGATATTTATCTACAAGAAGTATCTATAAGATTCCAGATTGGAAATAATCGACTTTAAAAAATTGAGTCATATATATTTATTATCATCATTACACTAAAAAAAATCGGAAACTTAAAAAGTGACCGATTTTTATTACGTTTGTACGTATTTTGATACTTCTTATATTTTTTTGATATCAGTATTCGTTACATATGTGTAGTTGATATGAGACCAGTTCAATTACATACGTGTACTTTTTGAGATGTTTTTTCTAATGTGATGAGAATATTTATCACAAGTGTGGATATTCTTGAAAATATGTATCATTCTATAAGCCTTTTATTGATTTATCATCTTTAGCATGTTTTATTTTATTTTATTTGTATATCTGTAAAGGAATAATGCTCCAACTGCAGATAAAATAAAACTTCCTATAACGGCTATAAAAAATCCAGATCTAACATCAGCAAGTGGAATAAAATTAAAGTTCATTCCATAAAACGATGCAACTAATGTTGGTATTGATAAGACTATGGTTATTACCGCTAATGCTTTCATAACTATATTCAAGTTATTAGAAATAATTGATGCAAATGCATCCATCATCCCAGCTAAAATATCCCTATAGACCGAACACATCTCGATGGCTTGATTGATTTCAATTTCTGTATCTTCAAGTAAATCTAAGTCATCTTCATATTTTTTAAATTCAGGACTTCTTGTTAATTTATGTACGACAACCTTATTCGCATTTAAGGCTGTAGAGAAGTAAACCAGTGATTTATTTAGTTCCATCAAATCAAACAGTTCTTTGTTTCGCATTGAATGATGTAGCTCTTTTTCAACTTCTTTTGTTTGACTATCAATTTTCTTTAGAAATGAAATGTAGGTCATTGCAAGTCTGTATAAAAATAATAATGTTAAACGTACTTTTTTATGTGGTTCGATTTTCTTGTTCTTACTGAACAGATCTTTTATCAAATCTGTGTCTTGAGCACTCACAGTAATAAAATGATTTTCAGTGTGAATAATTGCAAATGGTGTTGTTGTATATGAGTTTTTGCTGTTTTTTGCTGGATCATATAAGGGAACATCTAAAATAATTAGTTTTGCATTGTCCTCTGTATCTATATGTGCTGTTTCTTCTTCATCCAGTGCACTCATTATAAATTCAGTTGGTACACTAAGTTTTGTCTTTACCCACTCGACTTCTTCCGTTGTTGGTGCGGTCACTTCAATCCAAGAACCTTGAACAAGTTCGGTTGTTTCTAAAATGTTGATGTTGTTTATTTCTAATTTCTTGTTTGTTTCATTGTATTGTCTAATCATTGCTCACACATCCTTTTAGAGCAGTTAGACTTACTGTCTTTTTCATTTTCTTTCCTCCTAATTTTATTTTAAATCCACTAGAAGGTAATTTGAACGCGACTAACTAACAATCTCGTTATCAACGTGCGAATGTATAGTTAAAAAAATATGAGTCATTTGATTCAAATTACCCTTTTGTATTCGCTCGTGATCCGATTCCATTAGTTATTCACCTCCTAAACATCGTTGTTATTATACCACTTAAATGATTAATTTAAAATCCTAAATTATAGAAAAAAATTATCAATATCTATTTGTCTCGCTCTTCTGGTTTCTTGCTTACCGCTAATCACTTTCATCTCTAAACCTACTATCTCAAAGTATGTCTCTAAATCAAAGTGCTTTGAATCTTCAATTGATATTCCTAAATGAGCTAGGTTAAAAATGATGTTTGCTGTGACGTTTTCTATTTCTTGGTTATCTTCACTTGTTGGTTGGGGGTGTGCTTTTCTGAAACGTCCCGAGCATTTCACCTATCGCATTCGTCAGATTTTCTAGTTCACCTTGATTGCTTAAAAGTGTAAAATCGAGAGACATCAAGAAGTCATTATAAGATTGTTTGTAGAATGGTCGGTGTAGTATATAGATGATCCTAAAGATCGTATCTATTACTGTTGACAGATCTTCTTCTTTTTTCGCACTAGATTTCTCTAATTGTTTGATATCACTAAATAGTTCAGTTGAGAACACATTGCGATAATCAATGATTGTATAAAGTGATGAGTGCAAGCGATAATCTTTATCACCAAGTTTAAGTGTTTTTTCCATAATCTACTCCTTAAATAAATGTCGGTAATGCTGGTGCTGTTGTTAAAAATGTACTGTAATTAGCATCTCCAACACCTGCAATAACTCTTAAAATTAGATTGTTTCCAGCTTCAATTGGTCTTGCAGTAATACTTAATTCAATTGAGTTCGCTTCAATAGAATCTCCTTTTGATTTGCTTGAATCTCCTGATGGAGTTGCAGTACATAAGTAATACCAAATACGTCTTGCTTTGATATCGCCTTGAATTTCGTAGCCTAAAGCAAATGTTTTTGTTTCAGCATTTAGTATCTCTACTAGGTTCCCATTTGTATCTTCTAGGAAACCAAAGATATCCTTTTTAAACGCTTCATCAATTTCTGTAAACTTAAGTGTCACATTGGAACCTGCATTAGAAACTAGCGTTGCGATGACTTTATCGTCTGCATAGACTTGTGATGTTCCTCCGATAGCTTCGGTTGTAATCTCTTGAGCACCTTCTAGTCTTTTTGGTGTTGCAAAAGTCCAGCTACCATCTGCTGCTTGTGTTGCGAGTGCATAATGCACATTAGTTAAACCAAATGTTACTTTATTACTCATTTAAAATACCTCCTGTTTGATTTCATATACTCTGTTGACTGAACCATCTTCATTGATGAATTCAGATAATAATTCATATTCATATCCCATAAAATAAAGGGACGCTTCTAATCTTTCTTCTAATGATATATCCTTATTTTCTGTGATCAAACTCACCTGAAATGTTGCAACTTTAGCTATGGATCTATCATCAGCATAAACAATTGCTCTATTAGTGAGTTCTTGGTAAATGATATAGTTTGGATCATCTTCTAACCCTACTCTCGTTCCGTACGAAACTTTACCAGGTAACACAAAATTTAGAGTATCAAATAAAGCTTCCAACTTTTCTTGCATTAATCATCACCTTTTTCAATAATTCTTTTGATGTCTTCTAGCATCTTTGGTGTAAGTAAATCATAAGCAGGTCGCATGAACGATCGTGGTCCGACATATTTACCACTTCGGTGTGTGAAACCAAACTCAAGTAAGTGTGTGAGCTTCCCTTTTTCATTAGAGAATATAACAATTGATTTATTGATTCCGCTGCCTTGAGGTTCAGCGATGAACGAATCAGCAAATGGTTTTGAACCACCACTTCTAGGTGCGTTTGATCTGATATACTTAACAATCTCCTGTGCAGTTACATCGAGTCTTTCTTCAAGTTTAACGATGATATCTTGAGCATAGTCATCAACCATGTTAGAAATTGCTACTCCTAACTCATCAAGCGTAATCAATGATATCACTCTTTCTGAGTTTTGTTTTGCTTAGATAGAGCTCAATGAACTGTCCTATTTGATAGGTTCGTTCAATCTTGTAAATGTCATTATCAATTTCTGCATACTTGCTGTTATCATATAAAAAACTTTGAATTTTTAGTGCTAGATCAATCTTGATATCTGATCTTTTACTTTCATAGTATTCGTTAGATGTGATGCTAAAGCTGATGCCTATAACTTCCTTCGAGTGTTGAAGTTGATAGATTGAGGATCCAATAGAATTTTGCACCAAAACAAGCGTTAGTAATTTCAATTTGACATTTGGTGAATTAGGATACATGCTCTTCTACTCCTTTTGTCAGTGCAATTTGACCGACTAACATATCAAAAGTCTTAGGTAGTTCTTTTGCACTACCATCATTCTTAAATCCAAAGAAAGTCTTTACATAGATAATGATTAATGTACTCACCATTGGATTTGATTCGTCATTGATGTAAGAAGGATCGATCCCACAGCTCATCAAGTATGATTTGCAACTACTAATGTGAGTAGAGAGCTCGTCATCAGCATACGTTTCTGATAGTGGTATAAGTAGTGCTTTTTTTACAATGTCTAGTATCGCCATGAGATCTATCCTTTCTTATTCAATCAATAAGCTTTAGCTATTAGGCTGCAGCTTTCTTTTTAATGCGAAGGAATCCGTTATACCCAACTACGTTACCACCTGTAAATACTGATGCCTTGTAGCTGATGATTCCATCTTTAAATTTGTAATCAGTAGACTTACCAATTTCAACTGGTGAGAACACTGGTACTTCATAGTTTTTAAGGGCACCATAAGCGATACCATATTCACCAGCAACTGTATTACTATCCGAAATAGCTTTACAATGCGAATTAATGATATATGGAATACCATCAATGGTTTTATTGACATAATCGATCGTATGTACTTTTCGACCTTCTTGAGTCTTAAGTCCTGCAAATGCTCTTAAATCATTCTTATTCAAAATAAGAACTGCGCCACCTTCGACTTCTTCATCTCCACCATATGCAAAGACGATATCGTCAAGTGTCGAATCTGTAATCGCTGCGATTTCAAGTGCTGCTTTATCTGCAAGTGCCACTGCTGCATCACTAAAGATTCCAGTGAATGTGTTGGTTGTTCCAGCCCCACGTAAGATTTGTTCGCTAATCTTCTTCTTAAGTGAAATGTTGATATTTCTCAATACTTCAGCTTGATAAGGAATGGCAGGAAGTTTTTCTAGTTCTTCTGTGATTTCTGTGTAAGCAGTAATCTTAACTTTTGAAATCGTTAAATATCCAAATGCTGGTTCTGTTTCACTATAAGGTTGACCTTCAAGTGTAGTACCTGCTGTTCCATTACTTTTAACAAATGACTTTTTATAGGTTTCACCGCCATTTAAGTTAATCACATTAACGCGGTCCACAAGTGTTGATACTTGAGCAAATGGTACTGGTGCTAATCCTGAAGCGGTATACTCTGGTAGTAAGATTTCTTCACTTGATACTTGGATCACACGATTTTCACGTAAATTTGAAGCTCGTTTTTCAAGCTTTTCTTTATCGATTTGTGTGCGGTTATCAATGATGATAGGTTTGATTTCAGCTTTACTAGCAATCGCCATTTTCTTATCAATCACACTGCGTTCTTCTTGAAGTTCAGTCGTTTCAGTCTCGAATCCTTCAAGTTTTGTAATATCTGTTTCATTATCGACAAGACCTCTGATTTCAGTCAGTCTTGACTCGATTTCTTTTCGTCTAAGTTCTAAATTCATGTTTTCTTTCTCCTTTTAGATTTGGGTTTTGATTTTAATACGTT